TCCGGAACGAGCCCGCCTTTATCATCACCGAGATCTTCTCGGGCATGGTACGCCTGACGTACAAAGTCGTCAGCCGCACAAGAGCGGTACCACCTAGCAACACCCCAGCCCTCTTTTGAGAGCAAGTGTTCAGCCACTTTATTATCTATCCTCGTTGAGAGTGGAATTCCTTTTGGATTCCAACCTAGTCCACCCAATTCTTTGGGTATCGGGGCTAGGGCCTCAATTACTTTCCGCATAGGTTTCGGAACCTCTTGCAGAAACGTAGGTCCAATGTTACGACAGATGTCAATAACATTAGTCCGTGTAATCTCCCTCCACTTCCACTGACGTAAAACACCAGTGGGTGTAACAAGACGAGAGGCAAACTCACCTAGTGAGTTTGAACTGATAGACTTGTCCTGAGATATTACACAGCCTATTTCCTTCATCACCTTGCGGTATTCCTCCGCAATGGATCGGTCGGATATGACTATGTCATCCCCCAGTATCACATATTTCCTCTTCCCAGCCAGGGAGTAAAGGATAATGTGATGTGACAGGGAAAACAGAAAGAATGAAGGCCCAAGGCCCAAAGGTTGTCCCTTAGAAAATCTAAGGGTATTCCCGTTTGGAAGCCTCCACGGTGCTATCGCAGCAGCGCGGAATATGTTCCTCCACTCACGGAAGGAGTCCCGCAGATCCTGGTCATCGATCAGGAACTCAATTTTCTCCAACACCTCCAACTGTAATTCCAAAGGGAATAAGTTGGTCGCATCGGATAGATCAATAGAATGCAGGGTCTTCCCGCGGCGTAGTTGGTCTTTGCACCATTCTACACCAAACTCCTGGTTAAAGGTACAATCCTCAGGAATCGTTCTGAGGATAAACTCCAACAAACCCTTTAAGGGTTGTAAAGAGTGCTGTAAAACCCTTGTGGGGTTAGCAACAGCCCGGAGTTTGTAACCTGCCTCTTGTAGGTAAGAGATGGTACCCACCCAATCATGGGATGGGGGTCCATCACTAAATGCTTCAAGTACATCATCGGGAAAAGCCAAATTCATGGCTTCCCAGTTATGAGTGTACATAGAGCGTATGGAATACGAATTTGCGCTAAACTTTAAGTCTGACCATATGTCAGTCTCTGGTTTTGTTCCAACAATAGCTGGAACACGCTTAACCGGACTCCTGTAGCTCTCCCAGTACATGTTAACCTTAGGTTTAAAGCCTAAAAGGTCGACCCGTTCCCATACTGGTGATTCATGGACTGCATTGAGAAGCCCTTGCGGTAAATCTACCGGGGGAGCTTCAGCAGACCCAATGAACTTCGAAATCTGAACCTCAGTAGCTTCTCGAGCTATAAAGGTAGTGTAGATTTGGAAGGCATTTAGCACCACTTGAGGATGCGCAACGTAAAAGGGATCCACGAAGAACCTTCTTAAAGGCCCAGCGATCGTCCCATCCTTGTGTCTTGCGACCCAAGGAACTTTACGTGGCATAACATCAGGAGCGAGAACTGTAGTAATGAACTCCAGCTTAAGTGCCTTAAGGCGCTTAACGGTCCATTCATCACCAGAGTTTTCCGCCCA